CCCGCGCCTAGCAGTCTCAAAGAGAGCCTTTGCATCTTGGACTTTTGGTACCAAGAGGCTTCCTAATCTGCTGAGCTCACGCCCAGCATTTAAGAAGGCTTTCAGGAGAGCAGGATCCCCGTCTAACGGGTCTTCTGTCTTAGAAGGAACTACTACCAACGCTCTGGTTTCAAAGCGGTGGAGATGCTGGTTCCATCTATGGACTGTTTTAGCTTTGCTGTAGCTAAACCAGCCCACTCCAGGAGATGTTTCATCTAGGAATGGAATATCCTGTTTCATCAATTTCTCGATGGAACTACGGATAGACTTCGCGACATGCCAAAAACCTCTTCTATAGAAGTTATTGGCCATCTCGATCCATGAAACAATCTCACGATGAGACCGTCGATTTGCTGGGTGTGTACGGCGGCAGTAGACAGGTGTTACGTCTACTCCGTCATACGCATCCATCCCACAAGACTCTCTGAACTTTCCAGTCCAGAAAGACTTATTGGTATTCACTTTAAGCCCTATCAGGCTTAACGAGGTGCAAATCGAAGGTGCCTCGTCTACGGGGACGATGATATCGTCACCGTAAACGTATACGTCGCGAGAGTACTTTAGTACATTCGCAGACGTAATCGGCAGTTGAGCACTCCGAATTCTATGGGCAACGATAGCGTTAAAGAACACTAGCGCTTCCATAGGAAAACAGAGGGCTGAACCCATAGACGCGAATTTCTCTAAAGTAAGCGTTAGCTTACTTGGGAGTTTCGCCCTTGTAGATCGACACGCAAAGACCATGTCCGAAAGGACAGGGGCTACTCGCAACATCGACCTAACAAGGTTCTGATGGACTCGGTCACTCGCTTCACTTAGATCGATAGTCGCTAAGCGACCATCAATCGAAGATTGGCGAGCAAGGCGCTGATTTATCGATTGGTCTGTGAAATTCACACGACCACCGGTAAACGCTCCGCTCTCAACAAGCGGAACTAGCCATGTGAGAAGAGACTGTTGTACATACTGCATGCACACAGGCTCAATCGCAATGACACGAGGGGACTTCAGAGTCTTAGGCACAAATACCACCCTCACAGGTGGTTCGGCCTTGGGTTCGAGGAACTTAACATCATCGAGAAGAGAAGTATCTTCACCGAGGTTCCGCAGTGATGCGATACCGTATTCGGTGAAAGGAAAATACTCCTCTAAACGATCATGCCACGTTTTTAGCTTATACTTGGCATTACCGAGTATACGCTCCTGGGTAGAACCAGGTCCGTGGCGGGGCTTGAGATCTTCATACGGATCGCCTTTCGGCACCGAACGAAGAATATCAGAAATGACAATCGACGAAACTTTTTGGAAATCTTCCAAAAAGTCTTGATCGAATTCAAGCTCCGATAGTTCCTTCTCACACGCTACGAACGCTTGTTCAGCCTTCCTCTCACGCCGTTTGGTGCAAGAGAGAAGTACTTTTTTGTGCAACAGAGTAATCTGTCGAACAGAAAGTATGCAGTCTGGACATGCGTCTTCACGCAACCGACGATCCGAGTGGAATATCCTAGAGAGGAAACCCCGTAGAAATACGGGGAGACCGCCTTTAAACCGGCAAGCCGGAAAAAGGGAAGGCTCCAGGCGACCTGTCGCAAGAGCAGTTTCAAAGCCCTTGCAATAGTTCGGAAGAGTGATAGTAAGAAAACTATCACCTTCATTCTCCACTCTCCAACGCAATGTTTGCACATCGCGTTGGACATCGACACCACACCTGGTACCGCAATCTTGCAGTACCTGTTCCGAGAGCCAAGCTAGGCTTTTCACGACGCCTCCTGTTAGAGGGAGTCGGTCCACGGTTTGCTGACCTGAGCATGCTCAGTTCCTCAAGCCATAAGACTGAACCAAGATGCCCAATATTCACAAATGACACTAGTCATAGTGCATATATGGGCCATCGTGGTCGTGGAGAGATCCGCAAGTACAGAACTTACGTTTTGTACCATTAGGTCTCACCACCCAACACCTTAAGCAGGTTCGCAGATGTTGCCCAGGCCGAAAGGGCCACAGCAATATCGCGAATTTCCGCATTAGTGTAGCCAACATTGGGACGGTCCATCACGAGATAGACGGAAGCGGAGTACCGCTGATTATTGGCACTAGATAGGGGATCGGCAGCGATCTTGTTCGTATCCAAACGAACAGTAAATCGCTGACGATTACCATACTGGTGACCAATAGTCAGTTTATAGGCACCATCGTCTTTCGTATACTCGGATGAGGTCCCATTCCTTGCTGTTGCAGGGAGAGATTGAGCTACGGCATTGACAGTGACGGATTGAGGATCAGCAAACATGTTGGTTCCGAAACGTTAAGGTTAATCCCAACGGCTAATGCCGAGGGCGGCGACGATACCCGTTTGGTAGGGCGTTAATCCCGCAAACGTGGTACCGAACCCAAAAGGAGAGGCTGCGAACCTACTCTTTACAGTAGTACTATTGTACCCTGTAGAAGAGTAACGCCCTGGTGGTATGTACGTGGCGCTGGCAGGAGTGCCAGAGCCATTGACCGTACACCACCCCTCGTAACGAGTCTCAGTTTCCTGAGTCCTCATCACGTAGGCATAATCCGCAGTAAGGTTATCTACCGCATTCGAAGAAGCATTGGACATGATATCTCCAATGTTCAAGAACCAGTCAGATAACCAGCTCCAAGGGAGCAAATTCCAGATCACCTCCGGAGTCACATTGACGCCGTACAGTGCTCTCGTTGCTCTCTTAGTCCACTGCGACGAACCGATGTCGGGGATATAGTACCTGTATCTTGCAGAGTACCATATCTTATCCTTCACCGTTGTCGTCCGGATAATCCGAGACGACCCTGTGCTGAACCCCGGAGTTCCAGCCCACCATCCTCCAAAAATGGAGGTGGTGGTGGAATCCTGTTCAACAGTCGTCGTAGTGGAATCCCGAAGAGTAGTCCGGCGACGGATCCCTTTTCCATTATCCCTGACTATTTGAGCAAGACGCTTATCAAGCGTCTGGTATAGCTCATACATGTCACGGATATCTTTAAGAAGAGGAATCCAACCAAAGTGAACATTCAGCCATGCATCGCCGAGGTTACTAAAACCTCCTTGACGCTTAGCTGCCTGTTTCTTCGCAATAAGCGAACTAACCGCATCGTATAAACGACGTGGCAGACTTGGAACCCATTCGCGAGCTTCACCGATGAAGGTGGAAACATTAGCGACGGGGTTGCCGGGACGAGTTCTTTTCCAGCCTTGGGCACCGAATGGTAATGACGCTGTCATATCATTCAGCCTCTTGGACTCGAGAGAACTCGCAGTGGAGAACGTTGGACGAATCTCCATATTCGGACCTACATAGGCCGAATATTTAGTATTCTTCCCAGATATACGCCAGTCCAGAATAACGGGGTTAAACCCTTTCTCTGTCCTGATCATATAAAACGGTCCTCCACTCAGAAACATCCCGTTTTTACGAGGATGGCTCTGACTCATCAGGAGCGCAGAATCATACAACGTGTATGTATCACGATAAGAATCCCCATAGGGTAACCTATAGGGCATCGAATGCGTGACACGTTCCATGATTCTATCCTTTCCTTTTGGAGCCAAGTCAGTCCTGCAGAGAATGCAGTTCTAACCTGACTATGGGGAGGCGGGTTGAGACCCGCCCCCAGGCCTCTGAACATGTGTGAGATGTCCAAAACGAGCCTTACAGCTCGGGAGCCCCCTCGCG